ATAGCCTTAAAGTTTTAATTTGCATGTCCTTGGTCTTGCTCATTATAGCTTTCCCAATGGAGCTTTTGGCTCAAGACTTGGAAAAGCCGAGACCACTGATAACAAATTTAAAAAAAGATGAACCCGCTCCTTTTGATGGTGTCTTGCTTGATTCTTGGGCCATGTCAGAAATCATGGCAGAAATGGAATATGATCAAAAAAGATTTGAATTAGAATTAGACTTTATTAAAAAGAAAAAAGACGCAGAGTGCTCCCTAGAATATGAAACACTTAAGGCAAGCTTTGATAGTTTGAAATTTAAGCACAAGGAAGTGCTCGAAATCAAAGATACTGAAATAGAAAATTTAAGAGAGATAACAACTCAAAAAAAAGATTATTCCACATTGTGGTATGTGGGAGGTTTTTTATCTGGTGTCGCACTATCCGTTGGGGTGGTTTATTTGGCATCGGGTGCGTTTGGTAATTAGAGGATATAAATATGGGATTTGGAAGCGGTTTTGGAGTAAATTTTACAGCGTCAACGCGCTTTAGCGGCGGAGGCGGAACAGACAGGTTGAATGGTCCATATGCGAATTATGATGCTGCTCTGACCGCGCTGCGATCTAAAAGCCTCGCGCAGGACGGCGACGCCTACGTTTTGAGCAGCGGACAGCTCTTCGCAGCCTACGTCAGCGAGGGACCGGGGATCTTGATCCCGGCGGATCTCTATCCTCAGATCGACGCCTATGTGAGCAATGCCACGGGCATCGCACACCAGACGACGACGGACACTCAAGCCGATCTTATAGCTCGTGGGTGGACTACCACGACAACCGGCGCTGGCACGATCACCGGAGGAGACGGATCGGCTTTCCGGCTTAATACCGTGACGGGCAGTAGCACAAGCGCGGAAATTCAATTTGTCTCATCGACGAATACGCCGCGTGTATTGATGCTCACAAAGATTCAGCCGATTGTCGGGACAACCTTGTCCGCGTCTAGACATCGTATTTTCAGCGGCGCACGCTATCTGCAAATGTCCTCCACAGATGGCGTCCTGGGTCAATTCGACACCTACGACTTTGGAAGCAATGCACGCGTGGTGGGCACAATCGGGCAATTTACCGATACGACCGCGCAGTGGTATCTGCTGGTGTACAACGAAGACAGCACCAATAATATTGCATACTGGGTGCGCCTCGACGGGCCGCCAGAGGAGCGCGTCTCTGTCCAGATCGGCGCTCTTCCCGGTAATGCCCTGTTGGTTTTGAGCCACGCCGCCGCACGCGGATCTGTTGGCTCGCAATGCTCTTTCGACGTGTACGAAACACATGCTTTGGAGATGATATGAGAATTTATCAACACTTTGATCTCGACGGCGTTGCACCGTCAAGAATCGGCTTACGCGCCGCCTCCGGCTACCTCATCACCGAGGGCTCGCCACGCCTCGCGCTCCACTGCGCTAGTCCTCAAAATGTGGCCCTGACAGCGACGACGATTGACGCTGTTGACACCGGCCTCACCTTGGACGAGGCGCACGCAACTCTGACAGGCGGCTTAACAAAAACCCAACTAGTAGATCTGGGAGGTGACTTCGGATTGAGCTTATCCGAGACATCTACCAGAGATGAATTATTGCAATCCATAAGGACATATTTACAAACTTTAGCAAGCGAGTAAGATGAAAGACTACAATCAAATAGCAAAATTTGAACAAGCCATCCAACAAAAGTATGGCGAAGAAGCAGTCCAAAATCCAAAGGCAAGTTGGTCCGAGGATAAAGAAGAAGAGTACTTAAACCAAATCAAAAAGCTTCACAGTAAACAAAACAAAAACAAAGAGGACAAAGACAAAGTAGAGCACAATGGCTTTTTAATATCAAAAAAACTACTTAATAAAGACTCTGAGCGTCTTTGCCCAACGTGCAATACTTACTCATTTAGCATAAAAGACGATGTTTATATGAGCAAGTTTGAATGCTGTTTTGATTGCTATATCCAGTGGGTCGAAGGCAGAGAAGAAAGATGGCTCTCAGGTTGGAGACCAGAGGAGAAAAAATAATGTCCACAGTTTTAGAAATTATAAATGGCATCGCACAAGCAGCAGCAAACGCATATGATGGCGCTCATGATGAAAACGGCGAACCAATTAAGGTTGGCCTTAAGCGTGAAGAAGGCCACCCAATTCACGACAAGCGCGTAATGGACGGCTTCTCTGTTAAGTTTCAAGGGCCAATTCTTTGCATCTGCTACCACTCAGAGATCAATCTCAAAGATGTTCAGGGCGATAAATTAGAAAAAGAAATCGAGCAGATGATTGCCAAGGTCGCAACCTTTCTAAAAAAAGAATACAAGCGAATCACCGGCAACACTTTGACGCTAACAAAGGACGGAGATGTCCAAGCAAGAATGGAATACATGAACCGTATTCGCTGTTGGGTCACTGCACAGTGTGACTACAAGATCGGTGGCGTAGATTCCGAAGCTAGAAAGCAGCCCTCCGAAGACAGGCTAGAAAAAAACTTCAAAGACTTCTTGGCCTTGAGCGACGACAAAAGGCCGAAGAACGATAAAAGAAAAAAAGATAGCGACCCCACATTCACCCCTTGGAATATGCTAAAGAAATGAGTTTGTTAGAGCAAATGATTAGAGAGCAAGTAAGGCAGATGCTCAATGAGGCAGGTGAAGCAAGACTAAGCGTTCACCCGTTCGCAAACCACCTAGCCAACCAGCGAGACACCACGCCTCAAGAAAACCTCTACGATGATATCGTCAACGCAACCATAATGCAAATGGTCACGGTTTACGGAGAAGACGATATCAAAGACATGATTAGGAGTCTAACCCAGAAAGCAGCAATTGGTATCGGCCAAGACTTTACTGATGAGCAAGTACAAGAGATCCTAGAGCTTGTATACGACAAGGTAGATCAAAAGCTAAACATAAATCTGCGCTCTTATATGCCAGAAGATAGGGAGCACGCACTATTTACGGATACGGAATAATGCTATGCTCACAAAAAAAGAAATACTCACAGAGTGCGTAAAGGCAGGCAGAGACCCTGCTTATTTTATCAACAACTACGTTAAGATCTCCCACCCAATGGAAGGTCTAATCCCCTTCAAGACCTACGATTTTCAGAAACAACTACTTTACGATTTCAAAGATCACCGCTTTAATATTATCTTGAAAGCAAGGCAGTTGGGTATCTCGACAATCACAGCAGCCTATGCTGCTTGGCTGCTTCTTTTTTATCGAGAAAAGAATATTGTTGTCATGGCGACCAAGTTTGCAACAGCAGGCAACCTGGTTAAGAAGGTCAAGGCAATAATAAAAAATTTGCCACCTTGGATCAGGGTGGCCAATATCACAATCGACAACAGATCAAGCTTTAAGCTTTCAAACTCCTCAGAGATCAAAGCTATTTCGACCTCTGGCGATGCTGGTCGTTCTGAAGCCCTTTCACTGCTCATCATTGATGAGGCTGCTCACGTTGAAGGCATGCAAGAGCTTTGGACTGGTCTTTACCCAACCCTGTCAACTGGTGGTCGCTGCATTGCCCTTTCAACACCAAACGGTGTCGGCAACTGGTTCCATAAAACCTATTCTGATGCAGAGGCAGGAGTAAATGATTTTTTTCCAACCAACCTGCCTTGGGATGTTCACCCTGATAGAGACAAAGACTGGTTCGATAAAGAAACAAGAAACATGTCTCGCAGGCAGATCGCTCAAGAGCTTGAGTGCAACTTTAACACAAGTGGTGAGACAGTATTCCACTCAGAAGACATCGACAGGGTCAGACAAACAGTCTGCGATCCAAAATACAGAACAGGCGTCGATAGAAACTTTTGGATCTGGGAAGAGTATAAGCCCACCAACACCTACATGATCTCGGCAGATGTTGCAAGGGGTGACGGTGCAGATTATTCGGCTTTTCTCGTCTTCAAGTTGGAAACGATGGAGATTGTGGCAGAATACCACGGCAAGGTAACACTCGACTTTTTTAGCGATCTACTCAACAATACGGGCAGAGAATACGGCAACTGTCTAATGGTGGTCGAGAACAACTCCGTTGGATTCTCAGCACTAGAGAAACTAAAAGAAAAAGGCTACCCGAACATCTACTACTCCATAAAGTCAACACACGAGTTTATCGATTCAACTCAAGCTCAATACAACGGCAATGCTGTAGCTGGATTCTCAACAACTAATAAGACGAGGCCGCTGATAATTGCAAAACTAGAAGAGTTTGTGCGAAATAAACTAATTACCACATACTCTAGGCGCATGCTTTCCGAGATGACAACTTTTATTTGGAAGAATGGAAAGCCACAAGCCCAGCGAAGCTATCACGACGACTTAATTATGTCTCTCGCAATTGGCTGCTGGGTTAGAGATACTGCTCTAGTGGTAAACAAACAAGAGATTGAGCATTCAAAGGCTGCTCTTGCTTCTGTTTTCAAAAGATCGACAACACTAAACTCCAGTATTCCTGGTCAAAAAGGTTATAAAGCAGTCGAAAAATCTGATAGTATTTCTCAACAGAAACAATTTCTTTGGCTTTATAAAGGATAGACATGGCAAGACGACACATAAGAGCGAGAAGAAACCAGCACAACCCAAGAAACCCAGCCTCTGAATTATTCAAAAGGCTGACTAGGCTCTTGTCTGGTCCTATTGTTAGTTACCGCAACCAAGCAGAGCGACAATTGTCCCGTCGCAAGATGGACAAGTTTAAGTTTAGATCTGCGAGTGGGCAACAATTTAAAAAAACAACACACAATCCACTGGACTATTTGCACTCTCACATCCTTGCAAACCAAGGCAGAAGTGAGCGGTACGCAGACTTTAACCAGATGGAGTACACACCTGAGATTGCCTCGGCTCTTGATATCTATGCAGATGAGATGTCAACCTCTTCGGACCTCAGACAACTCTTAAAGATTGAATGCCCGAATGAAGAAATAAAATCAATCCTGCACAGCCTCTATTACAATGTCTTAAACATCGAGCACAATATGTTTGGCTGGTGCAGGACCATGTGCAAATTCGGAGATTTTATTCTTTATCTCGATATCGATGAGCAGCATGGTGTCAAGAATGTTATTGGCCTTCCATCTCACGAAGTAGAAAGAATCGAAGGCGAAGACCCCACAAACCCCAATTATATTCAGTTCCAATGGAACTCTGGAGGCATGACCTTTGAAAACTGGCAGGTTGCCCACTTTCGTATTCTTGGAAATGACAAGTTCGCTCCCTATGGAACTTCTGTCCTTGATCCTGCTCGTCGTATTTGGCGACAGTTG